CTGAAATAGTTTGACATGGCATTTTTACGCACACATCTCTCTTGCGATGAATGTGGGAGCAGCGATGCGCGAAGCATCAACGTAGACGGCAGTAGCTATTGCTTCTCCTGCAACCACTTCACTCCACCAGATGACGATGTTGTCATCGAATATTCCAAACCCGTAACGAAGAAAGTGAACATGAATTTCAAGAGTCATTTCGACGACAACGACTCTCCCTCCATCACTACTCGCAGGCTGACAAAGTCTACAGCAGAGCGTTATGGGGTGACGTCAGACAGCAGCAATTATTACTTCCCCTATTACGACAGCAACGGCACTCTCGTTGCTGCGAAGGTGAGGAGCAAGCAAGAGAAGAAGTTTTCCACTGAAGGCGAGTGGACGAAGGCGTCTCTGTTTGGACAACAACTGTTCAGCAGCGGTGGCAAGTATGTCACCATCACAGAGGGTGAATTCGACACGCTGGCAGTGTTTCAGGCGACGGGTAGTAAGTGGCCCTGCGTCAGCATCAGAAACGGCGCTACAGGGGCTCTAAAGGACTGCCGCGCCGCATACGAATGGCTCAACAGCTTTGAGAACATCGTCGTCTGCTTCGACAACGACGAGCCGGGTAAGAAGGCAGCGAAGGAAGTTGCTGAGTTGTTTGGCAACAAGGCGAAGGTGTACAAGCATGACGTCGATATGAAGGACGCATGCGACTATGTTGCTGCAAATAAAGAAGCCATCTTCGTTCAGCGTTGGTGGAGTGCTGAGTCTTACATTCCAGATGGCATTGTTGCTGGTAATAATTTGTGGGACTTGGTGTCAACGCCACCAGCGCCAGCACAATGCATGTATCCGTGGGATGGATTGAATGCGTTAACATACGGCATTCGTCATGGAGAGCTTGTCACCATCACTGCTGGTAGCGGATTGGGTAAGTCGCAGATATTGCGTGAAATTGTTTGGCATCTGCTTCAGAACACCGAAGACAACATCGGGCTGATGTTCCTTGAAGAAGGCATTCGCAAGACAGGCTTGTCCGTGATGTCGCTTGCTGCCAACAAGCCTCTGCACTTGCCCGACACGGTGGCAAGCGAAGAAGAACGTAAGGACGCTTTCGAGCGTACACTCGGCACAGGCAGGCTATTCCTGTTCGATCACTTCGGCAGCACCAGTACAGATAACATCGTCAACCGTGTTCGCTACATGGCGAAGGCGCTCAACTGCAAATACATTGTGGTTGATCACATCTCCATCATTGTGTCCGCGCAAGACAACGGTGATGAGCGCAAAGCCATTGATGAGATAATGACGAAGCTTCGCATGCTTGTGCAAGAAACTAACGTTGCGTTGTTTGTTGTGTCACATCTGAAGCGTCCGAATGGAGTTGGACACGAAGAAGGCGCTGCAACATCTCTTGCACAGCTTCGCGGCAGCGGTTCCATTGCACAGCTTAGTGACATGGTGCTGGGTGCAGAGCGCAATGGGCAAGACGAAGACGCGACTAAGCGTAACACCACCTATCTTCGCGTCTTAAAGAATAGGTTCAGCGGACTTACAGGCCCTGCATGTTCGTTGCTGTACACTAAGGAGACAGGACGCATGCTAGAGTACACTCCACCACCTGACGATGAGGAAGACGATGTTCTCTGACATTTTCTATAGAACAACAACTTTTCTTTCAGAATGACGATGTTCTCTGACATTTTCTATATGTGGCTGCTCATCGTCCTAACCATCTTGAAGATGTTTGGAGTGTAGCTATGGAACTGCTTGCCAACATCATTCATTTCATTCTGACACTTCTTGAACTGCTCAGGATATTTTAATGGACTTCATTTATGACATTGAAACGTATCCAAACTGCTTTAGCTTCACTGCTCTCTCGGCTGACAAAGCCGTATATTGGCAGTTTGAATGCTCTCATCGAAAGAATCAGATTGGAGATGTATTTGCGTTCCTTGACCGGCTACGGGAACATGGAGATCGCATGGTCGGCTTTAATAATATTGGCTTTGATTATCCTGTCATTCACGATCTCCTGAGTGTTCGCGATAAAGCCACCACTGTTGGTGGCAAAGCCGTAGCTGTACGTGCCTACAAGAAGGCGATGAGCCTCATCAAGAGCGAAGACAAGTTTGAACACATCATCCGCACTGCTGATGAATACGTGCCGCAGATTGATCTGTACAAGATACATCACTTCGACAACAAGGCTAGAGCAACTTCTCTGAAGATGCTCCAGTTTAATATGAAGAGTGACACCATCGAAGACTTGCCCTTCGATGTTGGCAGTGACTTGACGTCAGATCAAATCGATACGCTGCTCAAATATAATCTGCACGATGTTATTCGCACTCTCGACTTCTACAACGAAAGCTTGAGCGCAATTAAGTTTCGTGAAGAGTTGACTCAGAAGTATGGGCGCAACTTCCTCAATCACAACGACACCAAGATTGGGAAAGACTACTTCATCATGCGTCTTGAAGAGGCGCTGCCGGGTAGCTGCTACAAGTATGACGGCAAAGGCAAGCGCTCCATCAATCAGACGAAGCGCAAGCACATCAACATCAAAGACTGCCTCTTCGACTACTACTATTTCCAGCGTCCAGAGTTTAAGGCAGTGTTCAATTGGTTTGCGAAGCAGAAGATAACGGAAACCAAAGGTGTCTTCTCTGAGATTGATGAGGCTGCATTGGGTGATGTAGCTCAGTATGCTGCGCTGTACACCAAGCGTAAGAAGTTTGCGCGTGTGCCTTCCTTCGAAGACATTGACGACTTCAAGAAAGAACATCCTCTCGGTTGGGTTGAGAAGGTGGAGTTGAAGGCTAAGAAGAAAGGCGAAACTCAATACAGCCATTGGATGTGCTGGAAAGAAGCTGACAACCTGAACGTAGTTGTTGACGGCTTTCGCTTTGACTTCGGCACTGGTGGCATTCATGGCAGCTTAGAGAACACCATCGTTGAGTCTGACGACGACTACATCATCATCGATGCTGACGTTGCTTCGATGTATCCCAACGTAGCCATCGCCAATCGTGTCTATCCAGAACATCTCTCAGACAAGTTCTGCGACATCTACGAAGACGTCTACGAACAACGCAAGAGCTACCCCAAAGGCACCGCTGAGAACGCGATGCTGAAGCTGGCATTGAATGGTGTGTACGGAGACAGCAACAACCAGTACAGCCCCTTCTACGACCCTCAGTACACGATGTCGATCACCATCAATGGTCAACTGAGCCTATGCAATCTGGCAGAGCAACTGCTGCATATACGTGGGCTAAAACTGATACAGGTGAACACAGACGGCATCACGGTGTTGTGTCCGCGTAAGTATCGGCGATGGTATGACACCAAGTGCAAGATATGGCAAGAGAATGTAGGGTTGCAGCTTGAGTTTGTTGAATATTCGAAGATGCTGCTAAGGGACGTCAACAACTACATTGCCGTCTACACTGATGGCAAGGTGAAGCGTAAAGGCGCATACCAGTATAAGGGACTCGGATGGCATCAAGATCAGGGTGGACTCATCATCCCCAAAGCTGCTGAAGCTCACATGCTTGATGGTGTAGACATAGAAGGCTACATCTGTCAGCATACTGACAACATCTATGACTACGTCATGCGTACTAAGGTGCCACGCAGCAGCAAGCTGGTGTTGATTGGTGAAGACGGCACAGAGGTGCAGCAGCAGAACATCTGTCGCTATTACGCCAGCACCAGCGGTGGCAAGCTTGTGAAGATAATGCCGCCGATAACACCAGATGGTGAGCCTCGACGCATTGGTGTAGACACTGAGTACACGGTGAAGACCTGCAACAACATTGCCGACTTCAACAAGGACGACATTGACTACAGCTACTACGTAGCCGCTGCCAAGAAGTTGCTGATTAACAACACCGATGTTGACCAAGAAGTTGCTACCTACCTATAATGTGTAGCTAACACGAATCGGTATGGACAAGATTTCCTATTTATCCTATAACGGAGACATCTTTGCTAGGAGATGATATGGAAACGAGAAGTTGTACAAAATGTAAAGCCATTAAACCGAAGTCTGAGTTTTACGAAGTTCGTCGAAAAGGTAAAACAGTTAGACTCACAGCGCGATGCAAAAAATGTACTTGTGAGGATACTGCTTACGCTAAAAAATCTGAAGCGGCAAAATTAAGTAGTAAACAAGCATCGATGCGTTGGAAACAGCGTAATTTAGAAAAAGTAAAAAATAAAGAATTAGAAAGAGAATACGGTATTACCCTTGATGACTATCAAAAACTGGTAGAAAATCAAAATGGTAAATGTGGAATATGCGAAAAAGAAGTTGCTAACAGTAAAAGGAAAGGACTGTATGTAGATCATTGCCATAAAAGCAGCAAGGTTAGAGGACTACTATGTCAAAAATGTAATCAAGGACTTGGACTTTTTGATGATAGTATTGTCTTCTTAGCAAAAGCAATTCAATATTTGAAAAGGAATGAACATGAATGATTCAGTAAAGATCAAAGCCGATATCATGTGGGCGCAGTTGGACAGACCAAATGAACTCTCGAATAAGTATCAAATCAACTTGTGCAATCTCTCTGAAGCTGCTGTCGTTGCTCTGGAAGAGATGGGCATCACCGTTGCTGAGAAGGAAGGACAAGGCAGGTGTATTACTTGCAAGTCCAGCATGCCCATCAAGGCATTCGACGCTGACGGTGTCGAACTGTCTGGTGTCAAGATTGGCAACGGCAGCAAAGCCAAAGCCATCATCACCGCTTACGAGTGGAAGTATAAGAACAAGAAGGGTGTGTCGCCTTCGTTGAAGAAGCTTGTCATCACCGATCTCGTTGAGTACGGTGGCGGCAGTGCAGACCTAGACGACGAAGAAGTGTTGTAATGAAAGCGCTGCTCGACGCCGACACAATGGCTTATCGGGCAGCGGCTGCTTGTAAAGACGAAAGCGTCAGCACGATGACATTCACATTGAATAGCATCATCACTGACGCTTTATTATCATGTGACAAGAATGATAGGTTTTATGACAAGTGGCAGCTATACCTGACGGGCAGCAACAACTTCAGAAAACAAGTATCTGCCGAATACAAAGCCAACAGGACAGCGCCAAAGCCTGAGCATCTGCCAGCAGCACGACAGCATCTCATTGAACAATGGGGTGCTGTAGTTGCTGAAGGTGAAGAAGCTGATGATGCCATTGCCACTGAAGCTACAAAGCTCAATGGAGACTTTGTCATCGTGAGCATCGACAAAGACTTCAAGCAGA